ACGATACGAGGAAGTTAATTGAGTGAATTGCTATTCTTCTGGTTAGGAGTGTGTTTCGGAAGCATTGTCGGCGTGATATTGCTTTCGGCACTCCTTTACCATGAAGAAAATAGGCCAAAGAAATGATGAGAAAACGCATGGCAACCGATAGATTACAAGATAATGAAATGCCATTGAGCGAGCAATATCGCATTATTGCGAAGAAATGGGTTGATGCTGATTCAGCCGCGAGCATCTTGGAAGAAACAAAAAGCGCAGTTTTATCACGCAAAATGATTGCGCTTGGAGATATGCCAGTTTCAAAAGCCGAGATGTATGTCAAAGCATCTGAAGGCTGGACTGAATTCTTGAATGAAATGGTAAAGGCTCGTGAAAAGGCCGCTTTATTAAAGGTTCAATTAGAATATATCCGTATGAAGTTCAGCGAATGGCAGAGTTTCGAGGCAACCAAACGAGCCGAAATGAAGTTATGAGACGATCAATATCAAAAAAAGAAAGAGTGGAGATATTCAATGCGCGAAATGGCAAGTGTCATATCTGCGGTCAAAAAATTCATCCGCAGGAGAAATGGGAAATCGAACATATCATCCCGCTCGCCCTTGGCGGAGAAGACTCTGGCGAAAACCTTGATCTGGCTCACCAATCCTGCCACCGAGACAAGACAAAGGCAGATGTCGGTCGCATTGCTAAAGCAAAACGACAAGCCGCTTATCACGCTGGTAAAAAACTATCGAAAAAGCCGCTCCCTTGTGGTAAATCATCAAAATGGAAGCGGAAACTAGATGGGAGCCTTGTTCTGCGAGATGAGATCAAAGCACGCGGATCATTGGAGATTGACCGCAATCGAAGAATACAAAAGAATTAAATCGGCACAAAAAGTAGCCGATCGACTTGGCATCGCTCCGACCACCGTCCGAAACTGGATCAGAATGTTTCGGTTAACCGAAAACCTTGTTCCTGAAACACCACGAGAGGAGAATCTCAGACAGTATCTAATTCAACAAAATAGAATAATTGAGGAAAAGACAAACGATCCAAACGTTAACCTTCTAGGCAAACCGCCAGTTGGCAGATCAGCCCTAGATCAAAAACGAGCAAAAGAAAGAGAGAACCAAAATGAAACACGCGAAAGACATCCTTACTCAATCAGCAACTATTATCGAACAACGCGGGACTGAATACGGTTCAGCGTTAGAGAACTTCGAAAAAGCCGCATACATAGCGACAACAATCCTCGAAAAGCCGATCAGCATTTATGATCTTTGCATCATTATGACTGCTCTTAAACTCAGCCGCATCTCTGCAAATAAACGCCACGAAGATTCATTCGTCGATGCCGCATCTTATATTGCCTTTGCCGCTCAGTTCTCAAACGCGGATCAAAAAGAAAAGATGCCAGCCGTAACTCAATTCAATCTAGAAGCCGTCAAGATGAAGATGGATGAAGCGTTGACGGAGAAAAAGTAAATGAAAAAATATGCAAATAGACAATATTCTGGCGATGTTCAGTTTGAATTTGAAGAATTAGAAATCATTCATGAAGGCCAGAAACTTTATGCTGATGGCACTGCAATCATAAATTATGAAGCTGAAACAGATGATCGCGGATGTCCTGAAATTCTTGATTATGAAATCTACCAAATCCACGAGATCGTTATTACTGATGACGATCATAATAGTATCGAAGCAAACAAAGAGTTATGCAAATTAGTTGCAGATACTCTATTTGATACTCCGAAAAAGCGTGATCGTCTCGATCAGGAAATCTATGATGCAATTGAGGATTCTATGTCAGGAGAGTGAAGTGAAATTGGCATAAGCACCAGCAAGTTTCGTATCATAGGCATTTTTCGCATAGGCAGGACCGTTGTAACCTTTGGCGAATCCTGCCCAATCCTTTGTCTTGAGCTTATCTAGAAGGCCAGCGGATTTGATAAAACCGATCATGTGATGGAGTTGGTTAGTTTCTGACTCCATCGCTTGACGGACCATTTCATCAACCGAGTCCGCTCCGGTCATCTCCCAGTTTGATCCCATAATCTGCCCAAGGCCCCAACTGGTTGCCATTAGAGCCGCTGATGGTCTCATTTCATAAGCCGCCTCAATCTCTGCATAGACGGCATCCGAACCTTTTGGATAAGGCCGCTCGCCCCATTTTGGATAGGCAAGGCCAGCCGCCGAAGCCTGATCGAGCAGAACCGGATCATCCTTGATGAACTTGTAGAAGTAATGCCGCTCAAATAAAGCCTTTGGACGGCCTGATTTATCGAAGCCACTTCCACCCGTCTCAACCGATAAAACCGCTCTCAGAGCCGCTCTGTCGATCCCTGCCGTATCAGCCACGGCATGAATATCTTCGACGGTCATCTTGGTTGCGGAGCCTTTAAATCCGTTCATTTTATCAGTCCTTATTAGGCGTGGAATTGTAGATCATCTTATCTTTTTGTTGGCTTCCCGATGATGAGCCGAAATAGAACGCAATAATTCCGCCCCAAGCCGTCTGAAGCGCACCAAGGAGCAAAAGCAAAGCCTCATTACCAGTAGTAGGAAGGCCATAAACGAGCATATAGATCAAAATGGCAAAAAATCCGATCGTTACCGAAACAGCCAAGGCTCTAGGAATCCAATCCTTGGTTTCCTTCTGCATATCCCGCGCAGATTTACGATCATCGACAGCGATCCGTTCCAAATCGACCCCGACTTGAGCCATCTTTGCCTTGAAATCCGCATCGATCTGCTTGAGAGCCACTAACTGATCAGGAGAGGCATTCTGCATTGCATCATTCAGTTCATCAGCCGAAGCATTGCCATGACCGAAAAAAGCCTGAGATAAATATTTGACCGCAGTGCCGGCCAATGGACCGCCGAGCGCAGACGCGATACTAGGCGCGACCTGACCGATGATCGGTCCAAATGTCTTGAGAATATCCATCAGTCATCTCCATGATTCTTGTGACCCTTCGAGGCAAGCATAATGCCAGACAAGGTTCCGGTCAAAAATGTTGCAATGGGCGCGATAAGTTTGAAAAATTCTCGATCATTCGGAGCCTGAACATCGACAGGTTGAGTGACGAATATGAGTGAATATAAGACCGCAAAGACGGTCCCTGTAAGCGTGATACAGAGGCTAATGCCAATGATAAACTGAAGTAAAGCATGGAGATCATGCTCGTTTATTCTCCGCCTTCTGTGGTGATGAGTCCGCATGGATTCTTTTGCAATCTCTTTATCAACTCGTTTGAGCAAGTTCCTGTCGCTCGGCATTTTGGCTCCCGACATTCCTCATTCTCCCAATTAGACGGGTCTTGGCAAGCATATCGATAGCGATCCTCGCAACCAAGAAGCATGATTGAAATAACTGAAATCAGGACAATTCTCATTTCAGCCTCGAAGCATCAGAACAACGACCATCACACCGACAGCCACAATAATGAATCCGATCACGCCAGCAAACATGAGCAAATCTTTCTGCATCTCTTCTTTTTCTTTCAATGCAATTGCCGCTTGCCGAGCCGCCTGTTTCCTCATCTCGATGACTTCCCGCTGGATATTATCCCATGCCGCAGGACCAAATCTGGCGATAAACATATTTTTGACCTCAAAGGCCATCTCATTTGCTTTTTTCTTAGCGGCATAGAGTTTTACTGCTTCAGCCTCGAAGTCGGCCTGAGATTGAAATATTTTCTTTTTCTGAGGCGTTGAGGCGATCTGCGTGATCTGAGCGACTTTAGAAAATAATCCGCCTAATTTTTCCGCTGTCTCAATTACGTCCGAACCAGCATCGACGGCAGATTTGATCCCGTTATAGAGCGCAGTTGCACCCGCAAGGAGCGTGAACGGGTCCATAGCCTCATTCCTTTATCAGCAAACCATTTATATAAATCGTGTAGTCGTTTGTGCCGGATGATGATTTTGCTTCGAAGGAAAAGTCTGTCTTTGCTGGTAATGTGAACGGAGTAACTGGCTCGAATTTAAGCTGAGATGTGACGAAAGTTGTTTCAAAGAACCTTAATTTGGCTCCATTAAATAATTGCATAACCGCGCGAGCGTAACCGTATTTATTCGAATTGATCGTGCCTGATGTTATATCGACCTGAGTGATGTAAAACGTATGATCGGCAGGAACGGTATAAACCGTTGATTGCTGAACGCCAAAAAGCGCAGAAATATGACCGTATGTAGTTCCATCATTTGTGATCTGGATATTGCCTTGGTTCTCGCCAGAAGCAATCTGAACATCATTGATTCGAAGAAATTGATTTGTTGTCGTAACCGGAGTTAAACCATTCAAAGTTACTGTTTCAGTAATTGTTTTATAGTTTGCATCCAATCCGCCGATGACAAGGCCCATCGTATCAAGCGCAGAATCGGAAACACATAACATTGTTAGTGCAGACGCAGGAAACGTATAAATCCCGCCGCCATTATCCCAAACTGTCTGATAGGTTGTGCCGAAAGCCGATGCAGTGGCGAACCGATGAATTGCTTGGCAATCAGGATGAATCCCGCGATTTGCGTCCAGAAATACGTTTCGACTCGATGAGCCGTTAAGGTTCTGGATCGCCACGAATCAGTCCTTTTTCTT